TCAGGATGCCACCGCTTTGCCATATCCCTGAATAAGCTCTTGGCCTCGTCCTCTGAGTTAGGGAAAAGGCGTTCTGGCTGAGATTCAGGAATAGCGAGAATTTCGGTTGCGTCCATATCTGTTCTTTATTTCTTTTGAGAAAGTTTAGTTCTTCTTTCTCGTTACTACGAAGGGTTGTTCCTGTTTTGTCTTTCGACAATCTTCTTGATTTCTGCCCGAGCTTCACGCTCTCTCTTGTCTTTCCTGTCATTCTTGGGCTTCATACCCATGAGAGTTCGGGTGCTTGCTCCAAAATCCATTACCTGCCTAATAGCAGTAAAGACGTAGGCGATGATGGCAAAAAGCATTAAAGCAAGCAAGACCCAGAGAGCGTTCTGGATCTGCTCAGGTTCTAAACCGTATGGATGAAGCTCTTGGAAGGTTGGAGTTTCTCGATCAATCATAGACTCCCAAGTGTAGGCGGCTTGAGAGCCACTTGCAACTATCGAAGGTCTCTAATGCGACTTCTCATTTTGTCTTTTTCGATTTCATCATCAAGCTTTTTCGAAGCCCTTGACAATGGAAGAAAGACAAAAACAATAAACAAAATCAGACCTGTTCCCATGAAGAACCAAGGACTTACAAAAAATCCTAAGACTGCCAAGACCAGTGCAATAATCAATGAAGCAACTGTCATAAGATAATACTCCAGAATCGAAGCAAATGTTCCCGAATCACTCATCTTCTTTTGACCTTCTAAGTTCCTCTCGATGACGAATGGTTGACAAGAGCGATCTGTATCTAACTAGCAAAGTAACCGATTTTTCAATTCCCTCATCGGTTGTTTTGCGCTTAGAGTATTCGCACCAGTCTTGACCAGCCAACTCGCTAGCCTCTATCCAGAGGCGTCTTAGTTCCGCTTGTTCTTCTGGAGTTCCTTGGCGCAGGATAGCGTATTCCTTCGTTCTTTGAACGTAGGCGGCGTTAGACTCACCTCTGTCATAGTATCCTGCATCCATAAAATCGAGTAGTAAAGCCTCATAGCCGGGGTTCTGTTTCTAACTCTTCATTTCTCTCGTTCCGAAGAACGGCAAGCGTTTATAGCCTGCTGCCCGCTACCCGCCGAATCGTATAGCTCACCTACTACGGCTTACATGCGGTTACTGCCTCGGTAGTGCAAACGGCTGTTTAGGCCTCCTACCTTAAGCTATGCAGCCCCGAACTTCCTCGCCAGCCTCTTTTGCAGAAGTGGCGCGAAGAGTCGAGCTTTACTACTCAAGGAACTATAGGCTAGTATCGACCACAAAATAAGGCCTTGATGGAAAATCCACCAAGGCCTTATTCCTAAAACGTGCATTTTAGGCTGTCTGATAAACTCCGCAAACAGTCGAAAGGAGTGCCTCGCAAGCCTCATACGGGTCAATATTTGCAGCAGGACGACGATCTTCAAGATAACCCTTGCCCTTAGCAAGAATTCCTGGCGGAATACGAATAGAAGCTCCTCTATCCGATTCTCCAAATCTAAACTGGTTGATTGAGCATGTCTCATGCTTACCAGTCAATCTTTGGTCATTGTTCTTGCCATAAACAGCAAGATGCTTTTTAATGTTCTTTTCAAGAGCGCCGCAAATAGTTTCAACATCAGCCATTGTAAGCTTTTCTCTCATTTCCTTAGTGCTGAAGTTGATATGGCAACCTGTTCCGTTCCAATCGCCCTTAACAGGCTTTGGGTCTAGCTTGATTGTTGCCCTGCTCTTTTCTGCAATCTTGTTAAGCAAGAAACGAGCAATCCAAAATTGGTCAGCAATAGTTGGGGCCTCGCCTGGTCCCATCTGGAACTCCCATTGGCTCGGCATGACTTCCGCATTCGTGCCTGAGATTGGAAGACCAATATCAAGACAAACCGCTAAATGATCTTCGCTGATACTTCTACCCCAAGCAACGTCAGAACCTACACCGCAATAATAACGACCTTGCGGAGCGGGATAACCATTCTCAGGCCATCCATAAGGATTCTCGCCATACTGGTCATATATTGCATACTCTTGTTCAAGAGCGAACCACATCTCATGATGCTTATACTTCTTCCATGTCTCAACAAGCTTTGCTCTTGTATTAGAAGAATGAGGGGTTCCGTCAGGGTTCATAACTTCGCACATAACAAGATAAGAACCATGATTAGGATAGAAAGCCAATGGGTTTTCACAAAAGTAAACAGGCTTCAGAACGCAATCGCTTTTGTTTCCTGAAGCCTGCATTGTGCTTGAGCCGTCAAAACTCCATGCTGGAATTTCCTCAAGCGATGTAATCTTATCAATCTCTGGAATAACCTTAATCTTTGCCCTCAAGTTTGCAACATCATTTGGATGTTCTTTATTGTGGGCGTAACCGTCTAGCCAAATGTATTCAAGTACAGCCATCTGTCCGTTCTCCTATAAAGGTGTCGCTAACGGTGGATTAACGACTAACAGACAGATTTTCTGCAATCTATTCACTTGATTTGGTCATGAATTCTTTTTGGAGCCTTTACAACAATGTTCCCATTCCAATAGTTCATTGTTGCAGTATCACCCCAAACTTCTGGTTCCACAACAGATTGAATAAGATTCATCAACTCTCTTGGATTTTTTTGCTGTCGATTGTTCTGATTGCTTGTGTTTGTAAAAGGGTTACTACCTCTGTTGCTAAGAACATTGTTCAAGTCCATTTCAGGAGCATTACCAAAGTTCTGTACAACAAATTCTAAATCTTGAATATTGTAAACAACAACATATGTTCTATTACTTGTTGTATCATTAGTTTCAGGATTTCTCATCAAAGCAATTATTAGTGCAAATATTAAAAACACAACGACCTCTCCTTATCAGCAATCTAATTGACTATTATCGGCAGGAATTGGTTCTGGTGGAAGATTTTCAGGTTTATAAAAAAGACCTATCATGGAGTGATTTACTAAAAATCTGTAATATCTGTATTTATCATTAAAACCAGACCAACAATCAGTTTGATCAAGTTTTAGGTTCATAAAAAATATCATGTCATCTTGAGAACCAAAAATGGGAATTGCGGACCCTCCAAATAAAAAATCATAAAACAAGGAACTGGCAGAACCACCATTTGCTAATTGATTATAAGAAGAATTAGCAGAGCCGCCATTTAAGACAAATTCTCTCATTTATTCTTCCTTATATAGTAAATAGCTACCTTGAATAATAGTTGACATAAGATCTGAAGGAAAAATTCTAGATTGGTTAAATTTCATTTCTGCTATTCCGTCATTTACTGCCCATATAATTCCATCTACATATAAATACAAATACTCATTTTGAGTGTAACTTGAAATACTCAGAGCATTTCCAGTGTTAGAAGATACAAAATAGCTTCCTCTAATAAAAGATTCAGATATGACAGTGCTATATATTATTCCAGAACTTGCTTCAGGAGTATTAAATCCTATAGTTAGAAAAGATGAAAATCCTGAGTAATAATTGTAGCTCATTTTTATAAATGATTGTATGCGATAGTTTTTGTTGGCTTCAACTTCAAACGATAAATTATTAACATTATACCAATTAGAATCAATTTGAAAATCTTGATTTACTTGAACTTGCTTTTTAGAAAAAAGACCTTCAACTGGTTGTTGAGGAGTTGAAAAATAAGACAAAGAATTCCAATTTGAAATTCCATTCCCAATCTTAAAGTAATTACTGTCAGTTTCAATCCCAATTTCTCCGCTTAGAAGAATTGGGTTGTGTGATTGCCAATTACTTGCCGTATCATGCCTTAATTGTATTCGTGTTGCCATATAGATAGAATAGTGTACAAATAAAAAGAATCCTTCCACCAAAGAAAAGACTCTTTTATTCTTTGTTTTGTGATATTTAGAGCTTGAAATTAGGCTTCCAGCCATGTCTCATAAGTTCTTCTTCGAACTTGAGCATTTCTTTCTTATGCCGGTCGCTTTTGCGATCCCACCAAGGTTCGACTGGTCCATAAAGCTTTGTACTCAAAAGCATGTTTTGAACATGCTCTGATTTTAGTTCGTTTTTCAGTCGTTCCTTAACTTCGTCAGGCAAACTGTTGTAAAAATAACCAGGCCTCATAGAGGGATGAGTTGGCTCTCTTCTAATCGAAGAAAGACCTCCCAAAAGAACCATCCCATTCCAACGGGCTTGGTCGCAGATGTCTAAGAATAAACCTTCTATTGATCTTTTCATGTTTAGCTTATCGTCCGAAGTTTATTAGTTTCTCCAGCGTTCCCAAAGAACCAATGCTCATTGGCAGTAACGTGTCCTTTACGGACAAATTTAGCTGCGCTACGAGAAAAGTCCTTATAATGGAAGCCGCTGGTTAAACGAACAACATAGCCTTCCTGTTTTTCGTAGTCCAAAGTAATAGAGCGAATCCTCTTCTCGTCCCAAGTTCCTCTATAAAGGATAGGAACGACAGGAATCCCAAGAAGGCCAAACCATTCGCACGATTCGTCCCATGAAAGACAAGTTAAGTTTTGCCAAACAGAAATTCCATAGACATAGCTTTCGAGGTCATTGTAGAGAATTGAATGCTTAGCATACAGGTTCTCAACAACCAACCTCATATCTTCTGGAATTTCATGAGCAATCTGACCATGAAAGTTCTTTGCCCAACTCTTTGACCAGTGCTTTTTATCAGCTAATGAGCGAGCATGAATGTAGTCATTATACATAGTAGTGTTTTCGCCGTCCATCTTAACGGTTACAACAACTTCTTTGTCTTTGAATACATCAGCGCTCTTAATGATCCTGTCGTCGTCGGTTGCTCCTGGCGACCAAGGCAGGTGATAAGTTCTTGGGTACTTGACATACCTGCTAAAAAGATTGAGAACACCGCCTTCGTCTAGAATCTTTTGAACAGAAAGATCGTCAAAGAGTTCGCCTCTAAGCCTCCTACCATTCGGCATGATAGGATTGCCCCATTTGTCATATACCTGGTCATCATAAAGATGTTCAGGTATAACCTTGTCTTTCTCTTGGATTCCGCAAGCAGTCCTGATCTCTTCAACAGAGATTCTTGTCATTTCAGCCTTGAGATGACAAGACCCGCAAAGACTTGATCCGTTGTTGAGATAATAACCGCCGTCTGAAAAGAGACGACGTTCAAGGATGTGATGAGCGTCTACAGCGGGTTGCCCGCAAATGACGCAAGTTTTCTTGTCGCGCAGGAAAACGCCTTCACGGAAATCGTCCCGTGATAGCAGTTTTTTACCCTGGTTTGCTTCCCTTGCGCTCATAACTTGCTCTTCTGCTCATTGCGTTGTATTCGTCATGAAGCTGGCAGTCATTCATGAGGACTTCAGGATCGTGCCAGTTTTCTCCGTTTGAGATATGAAACTCTTTGTCGTCTGGATGCGGGGCAGGGTAAATGTCAAACGCTGGCATATCTCCGCTTCCGCCATCAAGCATGACAAGAATACTATGCACCAAGCCTTCCATACGCTGCCTAGAATCGTATTCTTTTGGAACATTCGAGCCTCCCTCGCTATTCCAGTAAGAAATCATACCACAGATGTGGTCAAGAAATCTTTTACGCTCTTCTTCAGCAGTATAGGCTCTTGGTTCGGTTTCAGACATTATTCACCCTTTCCTGCTCTTGGCATGCTTTTCATCAATTGTTCCTGTCCTTTACGATACTCGTCAAGAAGGTCGTGCCAAACAGGGACAGAGTAGTAATCGTTTTCCGCTTCGATTCTTTCTGCTTCTTCCTGAGATATCTCTGAAAGAAGTATCCTTCCGCCGCCTCCGTCTTGGCGAACCGGATGATCAAAGTAGGCAACACCATTCTCATCAACCTGAATAGGAACATTGCCAGAATCGCCAGGAATAAACCGGCAATTCTTTAGATGTCCATGCTTGGCAAGAGAAACGATTTCTCTGAAAGTAATCATCGGGGATACTCTCCCCTGTTTGCAGCCAAAGCGTAGTAAGGTTGTTGCCACTGGCGGTTCTTGTTGTCTATTGACAAAAGAATGCCATAGATCGAATAAGCAGGACTATCTCCGTCGTCAAGATACCTGCCGACGAAACCTCTCGGCTCTTGCTTCCAGAGCTTTGGAATTTCTGAACTAGCGCCGTAGTATCGAAGAAGCAGCCGATACGTCTTGTCAATCAAAGATTGAACTTGTTCGCTGTTTCTTTGAACAAACTCGCCAGGTTTGATATCAGAATCTTTGAAAGGCGCAAGAAGGGCGTTAACCTCTTCTATGAACCTGTCTTCATGACGAGCATCTGCTTCGTCTTCAAAGACCTTTCCATTATTCGCTCGAAATACTGCTTTCATAGGTCAACTCTCTTGCCGTCTCTTGTTACAGCGCAAGTTTTCTGTTCGGCTTCCACATAAGGCAAGTTACAAACTCGACTTTCATGGTAACGAGCGCATTGAGACAAAAACTCTTCTCTGCCAGGAACTTTATCGTGAGGATAAGTTGCGTCAGGATCTATGACCTTCCAAAGCTCAAGATCATTTAGCCAACAAAGATTGTGACCGGATTGCTCTCGGTGTTTCTTTATTGCCGCAACCAAAATTTCGACGGTAAGTTCAGTCATTAGAGACTTCTCGGCTTGACTGCGACATTCTCGCTCCAGAATGCAACAGAAGCCATGTACTTTGCTCTATCGAGCGGAACGCCGCTACCGCCCTCAGATACACCAAGAGCATTACGCATCATGGTAATAGGAGGGAGTGGCGGCTCTTCCAGCGTCATGAGACGAAGAATATTGACAACTGCGTAATCAGCGTTGATTACGGTTCCTTCCTTCTGCATTTGCGCCTTGTCATAGACAATGACACAGAGATACTTCGCGGCAAGATTGAGCATATCACCAGGAAAGTATCTCATGAGAACCGGAAGCTCAGTTTCTCGACGAGCTTCATATTCGCTTCTCACAAAAGGCAAAACGTCATTTGTAATTGGGATAATACCCGCTTGGGCATTAGTCCAGTTCTTAAAGAAAAACAACTTGCAAAACGGAGCATATCCGTCAGCAATCAAAACCGGATTGCGAGTATTGATTTCCTTCTCAAACTCTTCTGGCGTAACACCAGGAATAGCCGGTTGATGCTTCGTTGCGTCGAAGTGACTGAGAGCGAATTCTGGTACAACAATCTTCATGCTTTCTCCGGTACGACATTCAATGGATATTCAACCCATTTTTGCTTTTCTGAACCTACGTCTTCTCTGATAATCTTACGGTCAGGGCCGACAAGCATCCAATGAAGTCCTGGACGCTTTGATTGCAGAGCAATGTATTCTGCTTCCACCTTTTCCTTGTCTTTGCCAAAAAGCTGGTAATACCAAATTCTATCGCCAGCGCCTTTGACATAGATCCAATAGAACTGATTCCGCCAGCCATAGTAAAAGTTAGCAGCAGCAAGAGGCTCAGACCAGAGAATTTTCTTGCGCCATTCGTCGCTGTCTTTTTTCTCCTCCCACTTGCCTTCCATATTCAAAAACTGGGCGTAAGCCCATGTATCTGAAATGACCCAAGCAGGCTGGTTATCTGGCGTATCTCCATTCCACCTTCTGAGAACAAATTGCCCAGCAGGATCAAGGACAAACTGAGAAGCCTGATCAAGAAGCTGTTCTTTGGTTATAATCGGCGTAGTCATTAGAAAGTTCCACCTGACCAGACGCACTTGCCCTGGTCGTCGTAGATGTAACACTTTTGCATGGTCCCGCAATGAGCCTTTGCAAGAGTCATTGCTCGTTCCATTGTCTTCCTGTCGCCATGACAGCAATCGCCGCCGTCAAACGTGTCAACAGAAATGACTCGGAAATGACCTTTCCGAGCCTTTCTGGAAAACAGTTCATCAATACCTTTGTTTCCGCCTTCGCTGACGGGTCTTGGATCGTATGGCATGCTATCCTTTCTTTGCAATGTTGTCAAAGACAACGTTCGCAAACTCCATCGGGTCAATGATTCCTCTTTCAGCGTTTGAAAGAAGCAACTCACTAACCCCAACCTTCTTGGCAAAATCTCGAAGAGTCAACTTAGCCTTCCTGCGTTGCTCTCGAAGATATGAGCCAAGCTTTATCCATTCGGCCATTTGATTAGGAACTTTACCTGTTTGCTTGCAACGGTCGCAAGGAAGAGTGCAGATAACCTTCCCTTGCTTTGTAAGCTTGGGGAGTACCTTGATTTCCTTTTCACCTTTGCAATCAGGGCAAAGCATGGAACCTCATTACTGCATCGGAGTTGTCGGAACTGCGTAAACCTTCTTGAGAGTGATTCTTGCCCAAACCCAGGCATAGTTCTCAGGAGGCCCTTCCATTATCCTTGTTTGAGTATATGGTTCAACAATGATAACGTAAGTATGACCTGCATGAGGTCCATCTGACGGAGCGGGATGAACCTCTGAAATCAGGTTAGCATCAACCCATACAGGTCTTGTTGTGAATTGAGGAGGAGTTGTGTTTGGAACAACAACTCTTTCTCTCATGAGCATGATTGTTCGAAGATCAGCGCCTGAAGTTGAAGTCTGATACCTGCCAGTTGATGAAGTGTCGTTCACCCAAGCCGGAAAAGGAACAAAGCCATCTGTTCGAGTTGTAGGTTGTTCAGCGCTTGTAGTCCCCAGCATGGCAACTACGCTACCGGCGATAGCGAGCGAGCCAATAACCCCCAAAAGCTTCCGCTTCATTTGTAGCTCCTTGTTACGTCTTCCAACTGAAACCGGACTTCATATCAAGAGCCATCTGCCTAGTTCGCAATATGACTCTTTTATGCTCTTCAGGAAGAGTTAAGTTCGTCATGGCTGAAATACCGCAAACTCAGGTCATCTTCAAATGCGAGGATTGAGTTACAGCCAACGCAAACTGAAAGATCTCCCTTTTTTGGTTTTGCTTCAGGTTCATCAAGACATGAAGCGCAGTCAAGCACTTTTCCGCAATGCGGACAAGCGCTTGGCTTTATTCTTTCACTTTTCATTCGTAATCTCGGATTGCCTTGTGAACAGGGAAACGAGGAATGCCGTCCTTTGTCTTTTCCTGGAACTTGACCGTCAGCATCTTGCCAACGAGATTACGCTGGTCATTCCAGTAAGTTGTTCGATGCTCATTGGTCATGCCAGTACCAACCTCAAAGGTTTGCTTGGCCTTGGTCTTGGGATGCTCGCATTCACAGACGATAGCACCAACCATCTGGTCAGGAGTTCCGTCGCCGTTCTTGTACCAAGTACCGTCAGAGTACCGCTTTGCGCCAGGAGTCTTCGGCGGAACGATAACCTTCTGGTATCGAACCAACTGAACGACACCGACAATCTTGAACTCTTCGTCAAACCACTTCTTGACCTTGAGAAGGTCGCTGGTTCGTCCGCCAAAGTCGTATTCAGACTCAGCCATACGAATCATGGTCCCTTCATATCCCTGGGACATGAAAACGTTAAGCGAATCTTCAACCTGCTGGCGAACGGATGGATCGTTCTCGATTGCTTCAAGATTGTTCTTGACAAGCTCAATCATTGAGTCGTCAAGACGGCGGGTATCAACAAGACGCAAGAAACCGTCCTGTTTGACAGTCTTGTGCGCTCGCATCCAACGCTGAGTAAAGCTTTCGCCTTCAATCGGAAGGTCGAAAACATGATACTGAATACGAGTGTCAGGTTGAATGTTCTTGGTTCGGCGGATGTTTCCGCAAACCTCATCAAAACCTGCGGCAGTCCGGTCGGCATACAACTCGCCGTCAAGAGGAGTTCCCTTGTAGTTCCGCTCAAGTTCTGCGGCAATATGCGGAACTCCGACAATCGGCTTGCCATTACGACTGATCAACTCGCTACCAGTCCAAATCAATCGCATACCGTCAAGCTTCGGTTGGACAAAAGCAGGTCCAACGAGCCAATGCGGTTCGAAAGTCTTGGCAAGCATCGCTTCAATCGTTGAGTTCGACATAGAGAGGATTCCTTTTCCTTTCAGATTCCCTTGAGAAGTTTAGTCCTCCCCAAAGCAGAACAGCGGCATGAAGAATCATACCGCTGTTCACCAATCTTGTCCAATTTTTTGTGACTATCAAGGAACCACAAACTCAATCCAGTTCGAAATTGAAGAGGTTCGTACTATTGATGTGTCAGGAAAACTGTATGCAGAACGAATCGCATAACGATATCTACCTGTTGTTTTTGGTGGAATAGTCCAGGAAATACGGTTTGCAGGAACTCTAATTTGTTGTTGTCTTACCCAAGCTCCGTCAACAAACTTGTCTTCAAGAATATGAAAGACGCTTTCGTTGTTGGAATTATCTTGCCAAACAAAGAACAAAGACTTATCTGTTTTTGTTGTTCCTCCAAAGTTTGTAGGAGCAATAGGATTTGCAAATGTTCCATTGACAAGCAAATACTTCCAGCTAGTTTGATTTGAATACTTAACAACGCCAGGAACGGTAAAGCTTTCAGTCTTTACTTCTCCTCCAAGAATATTGGAAGGAATCCTTCGATTGAAAGAAACTACTTCGTCAGAAGTTGACAAAGCCGCTCTGATTGCAAATCTATAGTAGCCAGCCTGCGCTTGCCAGGTAAGAGTATTTGCATTCTTTGCCGCTCGCTGATAAGGAAGCTTTACCCACTTATCTCCAACCATTTGTTCAATAAGGATATGGAATGCTGTTTCATTATTTGAAGTATCTTGCCAATCAAACTTAACTCTTTGAGAACCAATATCTTGAGCATTGAATCCAGAAGGAACGCTTGGCGCTGGATATCTTGTATCAACAAATGTATTCTGAATTACAAGATCAGGACTGCGAGATTCTATCCAATAGAGTCCTCCAACAGGAAAGACTATATCAAAAGGACCGCCTGAACGCCAATCAACCGCTCCGGTTGCAGGCCAAGAACCTCCCCAAGCAAGTTGAGAATTACCTCCGCTATTAGAAGGAACACCAGACCAATAGCTATACTTGCCGTCCGTAACCCAAGCATCTAAGGTTGTCATAGCAGGACAACTAGGCGGCGTTGGAAGAGGAACAAGGCAGAATACGCTCGCAAAATGAGGGTTATTAAGCCTAAGAATAGTTTCGCTTCTTTTCTCAAATAATGGCTGAGCAGCTTCCATGCTAGCCAAAATACCGGGAAGAGGCAATGGATATGAAATACCAGATGCTGTTGTTGGTAAGGCTGCTATCAAAACTTTAGACGCCACTTTTGCGCTTATTGGCGTTTTCTTTGTGCTGACGGAACTAAGATTCATTCTTCTCTCCTTCTTTCTTTACTTTACTGACCCCTATTACGTCCTTGAAAAGCGTTATGGAGGCTTTACTGCCGCCTGCAATAGCAGCGGCTGTGAGTACAAAACCGATTGTCTTACCAGGTTCCATTTTCAGAATCATTGATATCATGTCAATCGACCATTGCGTACATACAAAATAACATACACCAAAAGCAATGATTTCTTTTATACCCTTGCCTTCAAGAAGCTTCCTTATATGTTTCTGTTCGAAAAATAAAGCCAAAGATCTTTCTATCAAAACAGAAAGAATTGTCAATAACATGAATGAGGATAGTATTGCTGAATTATCAATCTCCATGCAGATTTCTACCTGCGGCTAAGAGAAATTTCTTAGAGCGCAAGCTTAATTTCCGCGCAACAACAGCCGAAACCTTTAGTTATCGACCGTTGTGCTTTAATTTGACTTTTGGAGTGTGAAAAGCATTGCGCCAGCAACTTCTCCAAGGACAAACGTATAAACTCCATTTTTCATGGTCCCAGTCATAAGGACCAACACTACTGGAATCTAATACGTTTGGAGGCGGGAAGTTAGCTTCCGCTTCTTCCATTTGTTCTCGGAAGTTCTGGTCAGCAATGCTCTGCTTGAGGAAAACTCGACCCAAGCAATAATCGCAACGACAGCGCCAGGTGTATTTGCTATCTTTGCAAATACCAGCCTTTATCGCTCGCTCTTTCTCGTCATAACGACGAAAAAACCAGGCTCTCGGCGTGCCGTGGAAATCGCAATACATTCTGCGAAAGCGCTTCTTTGCTATCTTTTCAGTTCGAAACCTGCGTTCTGCTCTGTCCATTTGACTCTCCATGTAGGGTTACTACATGGGAGTCATCCTTATCCAATCATGCATGCTTCTTTTCTCCTAACAATTCTCACGGACTTCTTACCCTTTTTCAAGATAAGAAACCTTCCGTGAAAGAATGTTACTCCCTTAAGCATCGGATCTGTAACTGTATCTCCATTAATAGTTACACCCTTTGCTTTGATAAGCCTACTTGCGTCAGACTTACTGGTTGCAAGACCGCTATTAACAAGCAGGTCAATAACCGAAGAATCCTCCTCCGCTTCAACCATGCCAGAAATTTGAGCAGCAAGCTCAAACTCTTCAGTAGTCAAGCTTTGCCAGTCGTCTTGAAACAATGCCTTAGAGACATTGAGACACTTGTATGCGTCAGCAAGACTATGAACAAGCTCTGTCATTTCATGAGCAAGCGTGAACTGAATCATTCTTGAAGACGGATCTCTTCTATGCTCTTCGATAATTGTTCTTACAAAGCCGTCTGACTTCAAAGAGAACATTTTGAACAGGTTCTCAATGTTGTCGTCGGGAAGATTTACCCAAAACTGAAAGAAGTCCCAAACGGAAGTCTTCTTTGGGTCCAGCCAAATAGCGCCAGAAGAGGACTTACCAAACTTAGTTCCGTCGCTCTTTGTAACAAGCGGGAAGGTAAGTCCAAAAACCTCACGACCTCTCTTGCCGCAAAGCTCAATGCCAGCGCAAATGTTACCCCACTGATCGCTTCCTCCAATTTGAAGAACGCAACCAAGCTGTTGAAACAGGAAGTCAAAATCTGCTGCCTGAAAGAGCGAGTAGCTCATTTCAGTGAATGTAAGACCGCCGCTGTTCAACCTGTTCTGAACAGAGTCCTTTGCAAGCATAGAGTTGACGGTAAACAAGCTACCAACGTCTCGCATAAACTGCAAGACGTTCTGCGTCTCGTAGAACGAACCATTGAAAACAATCTGGAAAGGCTCGCCAACAACTTTGATTGCTTGAGCAGCAATCTTTTGAGAGTTGATATGAACCTGCTCAGCAGAAAGTTGCGGACGGTCAGCGCTTCTTCCGGTCGGATCGCCAATCATTCCGGTGAAATTACCAACCAGAATAATTGGAAAATGACCAGCTTGAGAGAATCTCTTAAGAGTAACAAGCGCAAGGAGGTTGCCAACAGTCAGGCTGTCTGAAGTTGGATCAAAGCCGCAGTAGACAGTGATTTTCTGATTCAGAAGAGAAGAAAGCTTCTCTTCATTAGAGACTTGAGCAACGAGTCCTCGGCTTTTGATTCGTTCAAAAAAGTTCATGACTGTAATCTCTATTTCAAATGGAGCCGTGGGGATTCGAACCGTCCCTGCGACTATTCAACTAATTCCCACCCAAACTTCTTTACAAACGTGAATTCATGAACCTTATCAGCCGCTTTGTTTGTCCTTCTTGGAAACCCTTCCGGAAGCTTCTCAAGAATATCACTTTGGAAAGACTGCCATGACATTGTTGGAACTCTTGGCGAATACTTTGGATACAGATTGCTGAATCTTTCCTGAACACTCTTGGTAGAGCGTTTTAATAGTAGTTTCTCGCAGATTCTAGAAACAAATAGATCTCTTTCTTCTGCTTTTATCTTGCCATTCTTGATTGCTTCGTCAACAAAAAACTCATAAATCGTAACAAACTCACCAAACTGGTCTTTATTAAAGACCCTGTTTCCTTGTGGCGTTTTCCAGTGGCCTTGTGTCATTTTGTTTCTCCGTGACTGCTTTACAAAACTCGATTACGTCTTTGTCGTCAAAGTTGTTTCGAGCATAGTTGGCAATCACGGAAACAAAGCGAACATTCGCCTGCATGTACCCTTTTGAACAGTCTATACGGTCAAGACTCGCTCGTTTTGGGTTCTTTGAAGAACTCCACCTAACCGTTCCAAGAGGTAGCTCCATTTGCCAACCTGTAAAAGGACAAATACCTTTTTGGTCTTCCCATAATTTTTTGAGATATTCAAGAGTCAAATCATTGGTTTTGCCTTTTTCCTTAACTCTTGTTTTAACTCTTGCTAAATACCAGCGAAACGAACTAAAATCATCCTGACAGCTTCCTTTTCTAAGATTAGAAGAGTCGCCTCTAGGGGTTTTAGTATTTCCCGCAGCAACAGAGCAAGAACGAGAGCAGAATAAAGGTCTACCTATTTTCTTAGACCTGTTTATTTCGCTTCGTTCCTTTTCTGCTTTTTTACCACAGTATTCACATGTAATCTTATCCTTCATAACCACCTCCATAACAGTTATTACAACTGAATATGGAGCCGGTCCTTCTTTGAAGGACTAAGATTTTCCGACCGGAAATGGACCGAGCGGGAGTCGAACCCGCGTCTTTAGCGAATCTTCCAGGCGCTACTACAGGTTTGTTTGATGGTTTGTCTTAGCTCAACGTCTAACACCAACATTATCCGTTGAGAGCGTCCTTCTCTAATCTCAACCTGACTTACTGAAGAAAGTTTGGGTCAGGTCCAGCAGAAGTTTTGCGCTCGCCCCGATATCTGCGTCTTAGGGTTTGCGGGTTGCCTTAATTAGGCAGCCATTGCGAAAGTGCTGTTGCCAGCTAATGTTTTGCATGCTTTTTACGAGGCCTGCATGCTCCTCGACCTGCAACGTTCCTATCTAACTCCTAAATCGAATGCCAGTATCGGCCCCTTTAACGATTACCCGGAAGATTATCTCTTCTGCGGGGAATTTGCTGTCCAGGAATGATGTACCGTCTCGTTGGCTGGTAGGCCTTCTGAGGCGGGCAGTTCTTGCAAACCGCTCCCTTCTCTATCGGCGTTTCAACCTTCAAAGGCGGCGGAATCACCTTGCGAAGATTCATCAACTTGAAATACTCATCCATGTTGTGAACTCGAAGATAAGCCGCATATTCCTTATGCTGCTTCAACAATTCAATAGAACGAGAGGCAAACTTTTCCATGTCCTGCCGGTCGTCTCTTTGCATTGCGTCATGGAAATATTGTAGATTCCATTTGATCAAGTCAGGTTGTTCAACCTTAGCGACTTGAACAATCTTCGCGCAAGGCTTCTCAACCTTTTGAGGTTGGTTGAGATAAAGATGCGCCGCAATGAAGTATGCTGTAAACATAAAGCCCCGCAAAGCCTCTCGGCTCTACGGGGATTGTAGTCAGAACTCTTCACAGTTTCTACCGTCAAGAAGTGATTTTATCGCTTCTCGCAGCTTGGCTCGCTCTTTTGCCCTGTTTTGCTCCGTGAAACCAGTATGGAATTCTTTCGGCATGTCATGAACTCGATGCTTTTCTTTGAGGAACTGCATGACTTCATCAGTTACCTGATCGATTTCCTTATCACCTGGCATTCCCGGACCCATACAAGGCATAAACTTTCCTTAGACAAGACAAGTTGAACAGTTAGAGCAGAAGCGGGCGCTTGACTTTGCATGACGACCGCAGGTAGGACATTCTTATTCAATCACGAAGAATCCCTTTATCCCATATTCGCCATGAAATTCTATTTCGATCTAATTTCCTGCAAAGAACTGCCTTGGCAATCCTAAGATTTCTAATAGTTTCGAAGCCTGCCCACAGTAAATAACCGTCTGGATGACAACAGCCATCATAGCCCCCGTATGTTCTTATAATGGTTTTTGCAAGTGCAATATCTTCATTCCAGAATCGTTCCGAAAGTTTATCCTCATTAGGATAAGGTTCCAGATCTATTTCAAAAATCCATTTGTATTTTTCATCAGGAACTTCTTTTATTATTCTATTCCAAATATATTTAAATTGTTCATCTTTCATATTCTCTTATCGTCAAGGATAAATTTCTTTCACGCCGAGAAGGACTTTCCTTTAGTTGGTTGAATTTTTATAAAGTATGCCAACTGGAGGAGATATGATACTTAATAAAAATAAACAAAAAGCAACAAGAAAGTGTGACGAATGCGGCCTTATTGAAGAGACAAACATATATCTAATACTTAGAGGAAGAAAAAGAAGAAATTCAAATACGGATTTATGCAAAAAATGTTCAAATAGTATAAAATATAAAAAACCACAAACAGGAGGATATTATCATAAAAATTTCAAGCACGGCATATCTTCAAGCGGGTATAAACGTATTAGCATAAATGGAGTTAGAAATTATGAACATATACTAATTATGGAAGAATATTTAGGCAGAAAACTTCAAAAAGGAGAATATGTTCATCATATAAACTTAAATAAAATTGATAACAAAATTGAGAATTTATTTCTATGCAAAAACAGAAAAATTCATTCCAACATTCATTATGGAATGCAAGTTCTTGGAATAAATTTACTTGGAAAAATGATTTGGTTTGATTATGAAAATAAAATCTATGTACTTGATAAAATCGAAAATAATCCTTACATACATATTCAATCAAAGATCGTTGAGCAAAGAAAATTTCAAAATTCTTATATTCAGAAACAATCTGAAAATGGTTTGAAAAATTTGCATGTTTTAATTATGGAAGAGGTCTTGAATAGAAAGCTTAACGGGAAAGAACATATTCATCATATTGATTTAGATAAGTGGAATAATATACCTAAAAATCTATGTATTGTAACAAATAGTGAACATAGATTATGTCATGATAGTTTAGAAAAATGTGTGGCAAAACTATATGAAAACGGCCATGTCAAATTCGACATGGCCGTGGGAGGATATTATATTAATTGTTCAAATTAAACAAGTGCTACAATTTGAACAAAATTTAGCACTGGATTTACACGTTTGCCCACATGTACTACATTCAACCTTTGTTCTTGTCAAGACAGGCTGAACAATCGGCTGTCCGTCGCTCTTTGCACCCTTCAACTCGAAGACGATTACATGCTTCGTCGGGTCAAGACGACCAGTATAGGTCGTACCAAACTTCTGATTGACATGAGAACCGGCGACAGTGATTCCTGCGTCATTGTCAGGAGCTATTCCCTTAGTCTGGCAGGCAAAAGCTTGCGCTGAGCAGAAGGTTTCGCCGCCCATAGAAGCATTAGCGCTTCTCAATGAGCTAGAATCATACCAGATAGGAGGCTGAGGAGCGGGATAAGCCTTCTTCAATCGCGGAGGATTGTAAGGCGGTATGTAGGGCGGTTCCTCAAACTGGAACTCAATGCGAACAATTCCGTCATTGATCTTGTCGCCGCGATGGTCGCTGATCTCCTTCGTCTTCTCAATGAAGCGGAAGGCATTCTTTGCGACATTGCCCCCAGCGTCCAAGAAGCCCTTGACTTCGCTTTCGCTGTTAGCGTCAACGACCAATTGATGACCAGAAAGGACATCCTGGCCGTCAATTTCTACGCTGACGACTGCTCGACGAGTTTCGTTGTTCTTGAATCGGATGCTGTATTCGCATCCAAAGGGCAGGTAAACCGTTGAGGTTCCCGCAGAATTCATTTCGCGAACGATCTTGCCGTTCGCCACAATCACAGCTACCAAACCTGCTCTGTACATCATTTCGTACTCCCATTTACTATTGAGCGTCCCGGCTAGCCGCTCGACCTGTTTTAAGCCGGATGGGTGCTGCTTTGAGAACACTCTCTCGCAGCAACAGAGAGTATATCGGCCATTTCTTGACCGTCAATCCACTTTCACGCTTTTAGAGAAGCCTTGAGAGTTTCCTGTTTATCTTTTCGCCTCTACCTTCAAGCTCTTTCCTGCATCTTTCAGCGAAGTCTTTCCTATTCTTGAACTTGTTCTGTTCGTCAAGAGTTGAATCCAGATAAATAGTCATAATGTCTTGGGACATGCCTTCTATCTTGACTTTACTAAGCATGGTATCAATAAGACCGTGTTGATTGGCCTTGCATATTTGCGTTGCGGCGAGATACATCTTATTCGCCTCGTCAGCTTTCAACATTACTAAACTCCTTTTGTTAATTAGTACACGGCGTAGGACTTGAAAGAAGGTTTTTCATAATCTTTTCATGTATATAAAATTATGAAAACTCTAATTCCTCATACCTGTATTTGGTGTAAAAACATATTTAATCGTCATAAACGTTACGAAAAACATTTGAAAAGACTAAATTCTTATTGTTCTATAAAATGTCGTAATGAACATGATTCTTTTATTGGAACGACTGAAGTTGTTTGTAAGCAATGTAATAAAACTTTTCGAAAACACAATTCTCAAGTAAAACATAAAAACAATTTTTGTACTCAATCTTGCGCTGCAAAGTATAACAACACTCACAAAACTCATGGAACTCGTAGAAGTAAACTTGAAAAATGGTTAGAAGAAAAACTCAAAGAGAAGTATCCAAAACTTGAAATTCATTTTAACAAGAAAAACGCCATCAATTCAGAACTTGATATTTACATACCAGGCCTAAAACTTGCCTTCGAACTAAATGGCATTTACCATTACGAACCTATTCATGGTCCAGAAAAACTAGCTTCTATCAAGAACAATGATCAACGAAAGTTTCAAGCTTGTTTAGAACAGTCCATTGAACTTTGCATTATTGATACATCGTCCTTTACATATTTCAAAGAAAATAAGGCTAATAAGTTTCTAAAAATAATAACCGAGATAATATCTAAAAGACAATAGAAGAATCGAACTTCTAATCTTTTAGGAATCTTGAAATCCGGTCTGAATTTTCATCCAGTTGCGAAGAAGATCTCATTTATCCTAAACGCTTTACCATAAGCTATTTGTCCCTACAACCTCTTGACAGTATTCCGCTACGGTTTTTGGCTTTCGCCAAAATGCGAAGTAATAGCAGACCTTTTCAAGGCTCTACCATTGAGTTAGCCGTGTATTGTTTATTTTGTGGCACTAATAGGCCCTGCAAAGACTATCCCTTTTTACAAAGAATAGTCTCAAATTCCTTCTTCCGAATGGTAAGGAATGTATTCTTCGTCTTCGTCAGACATATAAGGTTCAAAATCTGCGTCAGGATTGCTAATAACAAAACTTGCAGAATACTCTTGAATAAACTCAGCTTCGGTGATAATCTTAAAAACGGAAGGATCAACAATGCATTCGCCAATCTCTTCTTTAATAACCCAACCAGTTATTAAGCTTTTTCCTTTATTTCCATCCATGCTCTAAATACTCCAAAGTATTTGCGAAGTTCTTCGTCAATGGCTGCTAAAAAGGCTTCTGCGTCCTCTTTAACATTGAAAAATACAGATTCTCCCCATTTCTTGTCCTTAGGGCCTTGAGGATAGCCCATTCCTACTATTTTACGAGTATCTGGTAATTCACCGTCATGTCTTTTAGAAGCAACAACCCATATCTCTGTTGGTAGCGAAAACTTGCCAAAATCTTCGTTTGTTTGCATATACACCAATCGGTTCTATTATCAAACTACAGTTTTATTTCACGTTGTCAGACGACAAAGAAAAAGTTTCAACTGTTGCCTTTTTGTCTTCTAACAACAATAAAGGCAAATCAGTATCAGTCTGCTTTAGAGAAGGGCTAACGTTGACAAACCCTTCTGCTTCTAATACGAGATAGTGAATAACGCCGAATGGCGAAAGAATGCGCTGACCCTCAGCAAAGCCTCCATTTGGAGTCGCTGGCAGCTTGTCTCTTGGACCTGAACCTAAAACAAGAGTTGAACATTCTTTGTTATTTGCAAGATGTATTCCTGCAATTTGTTCTTTAGGATAAACAATAACAAAGAATGTTACAAAGGACTTAGAATCCTTTGGATTGTTGTAAAAATATCTGATTTCTATATCAGAATCTTCGTAAGGCCATTCGCCGCTCTGTAGTTCAACTTCTCCCCAACCCTCTGTTTTGTAAAGAGTTCGAGACTGAATGGCTTTCTTAGCTATTTCCAGAGCCGTTTCTCGCTCTTGCGGAGCAACGTCGCTCTGTAAATCAATAACGCCCTCTTTGAGAGCCTTGTTACCTAATAAAGCAATAATAACAACTACAACAACAAGTAGTAGGCAACCAAAGAGTAATGGCGCAATTGAAAAACCCCTTCTCATGATCCGGTTATCGGCTAAGAAGGGGTTCTTTGTTCAGCGATTGTCGTCAGGCTGGTTCTGCCAAATCCCGCCTCGGTATTTGTACCTAGCTTCGTCTGATCTTGCAATAGAATCAGCGCAGCCTCGCATTGCGAAGCAAATAGCAAGGGCAATCATGCCCAAGCCAATCCAAAACCCATTCTTCTTACTAGCTTCTTTCCAATCAATACGATCTAGCATCGCCTTATCCAATCGTTGTTTCGTCGTCAGAATCAACAAGCTCGCGCAAGCAAGCTCTATCATTCTTCAGAAGTTCTTCTTGACTCGGGATTCTTTCAATCCCACTATTGTGTCTCTTTACCATGCGGTCATACATAAGAATGGATACCGCAGTTACCAGGTTGAGACAGTGGCGAGTTGGAATAACAACTCGACGATGGCAACGAACAAGCTCGTCTCTTTGGAGGCTTCCGTCTTCGGGACCAAAGACATACAAAGCTTGGTCAGGATGTTCAAAGTCATGAAGCTGCTCAGAGCCGGGCTTTAGCTCAACGGCAACAGGAACAACCTCTCTTGGGAACTGGTCAAAGAAAGCGTCATGCTGAATGAGTTGAACATTCGCATAGCCTTTCATGCGCTCTTCTCTGGGAAGTCGTTCTTTGCCGGTCGGATCGAGGTTCATGCGGTCGCCGCTGTACCAGACCTGCTTGAGGCCGAAACATGCAGCAATACGAATAACCGCTCCAACGTTTCTGGCAAACTTTGGATTTACCAGAGCAATAGAGGGCGACTCTCCGAACTTCGGAGCGTTCTTGCCAATCATTCGTTTTTCAAGAGCCGTAGCCATTTTATCTCTCCAAGAAAGAAGGCATTTTGCCTTCTGTGCAATCTGTTGCCGCTTTTGCTGCGAGTTGACGAATATAACAGATTCTTGTGTTTATAGCTTTATCAAGAAACCTGAAATACACTTCAAAAGGATTAAGTTCCGACTGAGGCAAAGAAGAAATGAACTCGAACAACCAAAAAGCATGGTAGTAGGCGCTAGTAAAAGAAGCAGGAGAGACAGTTGAAGTCACTAAACTACCATCTGAAAATGCTCTTGAGAACTTTTCTACGAGTTGTAGCTTTATCAAAGTCGATTGATAGTATCCGTCGTTTTGAAGAATCTTGTTCCATCTTTCAATCTGTTCAGAAGTAAAATCTGGAACAAAAACAAGGCTACAACTCATGTTCAAGATTCCGGTCTGCGAGGATATCTTTTCTCAAGGCAATCATTGCATATTGTATGCAACCAAGCAGTGGTGTTCCTTTTTGTGACATTTTCTTTCGTGCCACAATATTCGCAAATCGTGTCAGATTCGTCGGCGATTTCCTCAAGGTCATTGTAGATTGCCTGAGCTTGTTCTGTCGAAAAAGACCCGCCAACATAGATACGAAGTCTGGCAAACTTCTCTTTGATTTGAGAGAAATGAATGTCAGGAACTTCTTTGCGCCATTTCTCTAAGACTAAACAAGCCTTCTCAACAAGAGGCCACCAACCGCGATGAACGCCAACATGATTCGCCATTGAGGTTGGCGGTCTATTTCTTGCCTGAAATATCTCAGGATACTTAGCTTGAAGTTGATTGGCGTACTCAACGCCAGCGACATATTCAGGATCTGTTATCAACATTTGATTCCACCTTTTGGATAAAGCGCTTCTTGCCTTCTTTCCAAACCCTGAAGTGTTCACCAGAAGGCGGGTAAACAACAATACCCTCTTTCTGATTTACCCATTGAAAGGGTCCAGTATTACCAAAGCTAACTTTGGTTCCATTGACCGTAACTTCATTATTGAAGTCTGGATCAAGTTCTATTTTGTTACCTTCACCAAGCTCATACCAAGGATAAGACATATTGAGCGGCGGCGCTTTCTCAAGCGCTGGCTTACCAGAAAGAAGTCTTTGCAGTAATGCCGAATGCGTTGCGTCGGCTGAACTTCTTGTATTTCCCCCAATACCAAGCCACTCCCCAACCTTGTGAGCAGCGAAACTCGACTGCCAAGAACCCAAAGAGACAAGATTGATAGGCCACTCTTCAATGGCTTTTATAGCTTTGGCAGCTTGAGCAAAGTTACAAAGAGCATCAACCTGGTTATTGAGTTCTTTGATTTGATCAGCAATGAACTTGGTGTCAACTTTGCTGCAATAAGACGCATCGCAGCAGTTTACCTTTTTCTTCTTACCAGAAGGCTTGAACTTGCTATCAAATGCAAGTTCATAATGAATCATAGAGTTTTTAGGATCGCCTTCTCTTCCATAGCGTCCCTGGTATCTCTCTTCCTCGTCTTTTGTAACAACTCTCTGCTCAATAGAAGTAACAGTCCAATAGCCCTTATGATAGGCCGTAATCAGGTCGCCAACTTTGAGTCCATTATCACGGTCTATGATATTGAAAAGAGCCATAGAGTTACCCCACAACAATAGAGCGAGCGGTTCCCTTATGATTGATCAAAGTGATTCGATCATAATCGAAATCGCAAGTTATGACATCGCCTTCGCCAAGAAGGTAAACCTTGTAATCAGGGAACTCTTTCTTGATTGCTTCAAAAGCTTCCTGAGCAGGTCTACCTTCATACTTTTCCAAAGCTTTATTTGCGTCATTAAACTGACGAACGCAAAGTTCTTCTCTCGTTAGTTTGCGAGGAATACATTGATTAACAAAGAAGACAAGAGCCATCAAAGCCCAAATGCCTTCTACAGCCGCCGCCTGCCAGACTTCTCCAATTACGCAAGCGGTACAAACAAAAGCTGCGCCGCTGAAGTTGAAGAAATGATACAGCTTCTTCGCTTTTATGCGATTAGTTGATATCAGCGCATACATGGAGAGGATTTGTACAGCGCCAACCCAAGCAAGAATATCAAGCAGGTTAATCAACTCTTCTTTTCCTCTTCCTGTTTTGCGGCCAACTCCATGTCGGCCTTCATGTCTTTTCTATGCTTGAAATCTTCCAAAGCCTTATTCAGGTTCCAAGCTCCGTCAAAGACAAAGCTCTGAACAAGCAACATCTTAACCTCTTCAAGGTCTGCGAAGGAGAATCCCTCAGAAGCAGAAACCAGATTGTCAACGTTGATTGCTTCGACAATATCTTTGTGCCAATAAGAATCAACAACTTGTCTTCTGAGTTTGGCGTCCGGCGGCATGAAAGTCAAAACCTTATCAATACGACCAGGTCGCAAGAAAGCAGGATCGATATCCGTAACCTTCTCATTGGTCGTAAAGATTCTAGCAACGCCCTTCTTGTTGTCTCCAATACCGTCCATAGCGGACAGTAGAGCGCAAGCCATCTTGGAGTTGCTGTCATTGCCCTTTCTGCGAGAAAGGAAAGAAATGTCAATGTCGTCAAAGAAGATGATATTTGCTGCGGTCATCAAAGAAGGCAGCATATCGTCTTTGTAGTAAGCCTCGATGTCTGCCGTTGTATAGGTATGAACGGTCAGATCATGCTTCTTGGCTAGAACCTGTATCCACTTACAGGTCATGGTCTTACCGTTACCGGGGTCGCCGCGCAGAACAAGCCCTCTAGCAGGACGAGTTCCGTAAGCAACAAACTTCTGGTAGTTTGTCAAGAAGTCAATCGAGTTCTTGAGAATCTCTTCCAGGAAACCGTTAGGAAGCAACGGCGGGTGATCAATCAATTGCTTCTTGTTGTACTCTTCATTCTGTTTGGCAAAATGCTCAAAAACAGCCTTCGCATTTTTCTTGTCAATAACAATGTAGCTGGCAGTGTAGTGAAGGCCTCTAGTGTAGGAGATAATTCCATACTTCAACTTGCTAGACTTGATCTCATAGATTGCTACGCCATGACCAAGAGAAGCAGGTCTGTGTTCGTCCGCAGAGAATACAAAAGGCAATGTTCCGCAGTTACCGGAAAAAGATATCGCCTTATCCCTCAATGCAGGGTCGCTGAAATAGGCTCTCCTACATCCATCTGTAAAGACGACGCATTGATCGTCTTTGATACCCAGCAGGGCAATAGTTGCAGGCAAAGACCTGTGAAGCTCAGCAACGTCAGAAACTTCAGGAAGTTCCTTAACCGTTAAAGGCGGGAAAACTGTTGCAGGAAAAACATCACAAGATTGGCAATCACAATTATTCATAACGTCCTTGACAGGATTCGAACCCGCACTCACGGAGTTTTAGAGACCCCGGCTCTACCATTGAGCTACAAGGACTTTAGGTGACAGAAAAACCACAATCAAGCAAGGTAGAGAATATGATTCTCTAGCTGAGGACTTTGAAGCAACAAAGCATATTGCTCTTTTGACATGCCAAGAAACTCATGGAGAGAACAACCATAGTCCCCATTATGCCATTCGTCAATAAAATCGTCAATATCGTCCCAGGTTACAAGTCTGCGCTTTAGCATTTCCATAAATGACATAAGCGGCATTAGCCTTTTGATTCCCTTTTTACTCCTCTTTCTCATTCGTGATTCTATACCTTTCAATGTAAACCTGTTGCTCTTTCTGGAGCGATGTGAAGAAGTCTTTTTGAACTTCGTAAACGACGTAACAAATCTCGTCGTTTTCATTTCGATAGTATACCTTTACCCAATACGATTCTGGATAATGAACCGTTCTGGTTCCAGGTATGGTGATTGTCATACCGTCGCCCATGTCAATAGTTGAACTATCATCAACTTCGACAGAATAGGGCGGCTTGACCGTCTTTTCACAAACATAAGCAGCCGACGATTTAATCGTTTTACTGCCAGGTAAAGTCCTTTCGCAACCGAACAGCAGCAAAGCCATAACGATAGACAATAGGACTTTTATGTTTGTTTTTAGCATAGAGGTTGGTGACAATAAGCGTTCTCGATTCCTTGCGAAATCAATACAGAACCTAGTCGTTCCGCTCCTATTGCTATAAATTGCTTGTTCAGCGTTGAAAATGAGAGTCTAATATATCCTGCAAAATCTCTTCCAAAAGCTGAACCAGGAACAACAGCAATACCGTTGTCCATAAGAGTATCGACCATTTTTTGTTCACCATTTGGCGACGAAGCCTTAAAGAAGCAGTAAAAAGCGCCTTCAGGGGCTATCGCTCGAAGCGAACTGGGGAGACTTTGAACAAGCGCCGTTCTTCTTGAAGACATCTCATTCCAATATGACGCCTGCCAAGCCATCCGGTCTGGATGAGTTAATGCTTTGGCAAAAGCATATTGAGTCGGAGTTGAAAGACCTGCGGTTTCTGTATAGTTTCCGCCAGTAAGGAGATTGATTATATCCTTTCTTGGAGAAAGAACATATCCAATTCTGAAACCTGTAGCCGCAAATGTCTTAGAGAAAGTGTTTACAGAAACAATGTTCTCGTAACCTGTTTGAAGAGGACTATACTCTCCATGATGCGACTTGTAAACCAAACCCTTATATGCTTCGTCAGATACTAGAGTTACGCCATACTTTCCGCAAAGATGAGCGATTTTCTTAATTTCGGCAACCGAAAACACTTTGCCTGTTGGATTATGCGGAGAGTTGAAGTAGAAAACCTCAGAAACCGAAAGAGCCTTCTCCAACTCTTCCCAACGTATGCTCCAGTTGTTATCAGGATCTAAAGGAACAGAGATAAACGCAGACTCCGTATATGGCAGTATGTTATCAAACATACATGACCAACATGGAGTTAGTATTGTACAAGTCTTTCCCCTGAAAAGAGAAAAGACAAGCTCCAAGCCTTGCTGGCCACCATGAACCGCAACAACATTATCTTTTTCAAATGAAAGAGCGGTATTGGTGTAAACGTCTTCCAGAACAGCTTCTTTGAAGTAATCTTCGCCGCCAAGTTTGGGATACTTAGTGTGGCCCTTTTCAATAGCCTCTTTGAAACCGTCAGCAATGAAAGGCGCTGTTGGATATCCAACTTCGCCTCTTTGGAAATAGATGAATGGCTCGCCAGTCCTTTTCTCAAAAGACGGAGCAACAGTTTTGGCCTGTTCAGAGACTTGAACGATTCTTGAAATGCCTATGTTCAGAAAGCTTCGATGGAACTTCACTACTAACCCCTTTATAACCCGCGCCTTCTTAGTGATTCGATTTCGTATCGCAGGTTCGTTGCTAGTATCGTCAAAGTCATAACAGTTTGACCTTGAGGACACGCCGCCCAATGCTTGTTTTTGAATTCTAGGTAAAACTGATTCTCTTCAATATAGACGACTATCTTGCGCTCAACTTCGAAAAGAGTATCCTCAAGTTTAGAAGAGAGCTTTTGTTCCATGCCTATTAATTTGGCATGGAAAGAGCTTCTTCCCTCTAACCTTTATACTGCAAAGTGTTAGCGTCCTCAAGTTTTACCCAAAATCTACCCTTAATCCCCTTGATAGGACACTTGCTGATAGTAAACGAAATTGAATCGAAACCTGCTTTCCCCTTTCGGACATAGATTCTATCAAGGGTCAGAATCGTGTCTTTCGGAAGCGAACAGTCAATAATCTGTTCTGGTCTATCAAAGTAATAGCCAGTATTGGTCCTCTCTTCAGTAGAGGGAAAGACTGCTCTATAAGCATCCCAAAACTTGTCGTTTCTATGCTCATTATGCAATGAAAACAACCAGTCCTTAGAAAGCTCAAGTTTCGTGCCAATTGAAGGAATGTTCAGCGCAGCCATTAGCTAAATTCTCCCGACGAGAAAGACCAGCCTTCCTCATCTTTCCAGTCAATACCTTGACCAACTCGGTATACCCAATCTGGAAAGCTTTGAGTACAAGCGTCGTAATGATTTCTACCGTCTTTCGAGTTTTCAACCAGCAAAACAAACTCTTCAAAAGTAATGCTTCTATCGTACTCGTCAACGATTAGCTGATTGATAAGAAAAGCTTTCCAGCTTTCCCATGAACGAAGATTGGGAAACTGTTGAACTGGTCCGTGAAACGAAAATTGCCAACCAAGAGATTTCTTGCCAATATGAACAAGATCACGCCGGTTGCAACACTCGCAATTGTTCACTACCAGATAATAGTTCGTTCCCATTTTCCTGTTCTCTCAAAAAGTCGGCAAGCTTCTTGCCCCATAATCCTAGGACGTTACCACCCCACTCGGAAGCCTTATTTACGCAGTTTCTTGGGCCATAAGACTGAACAAGCTTGCCGTCCTTGTCAATCATTGTAGAAGCCTTCTCGCCATGAACTTCGACATGGAAGAGGTAGCAATCGCCTTCCATAGCTCTCTTAGCATAAGAACTTATGCAGTGACCCATATCCATGCCTTCCTGGAATACGCTTTCAACCGTATCCAAGAAACGAATTTCTTCTCTGTCAGGAAGTGGTATTGGAGGAGCCTTTGTTGGCTTCTTTCGGTCTTCCTCTTCCTGCTTGCGCCTGGCTTCTGCTTGCTCAGCCCAAAGAACTTCGTTTGCAGCGCGCTGGAGACGGCGTTCTTCCGCTTCTATTGCCCATCGCTGTCTCTGCATTTCTAATCTAAGTTCTGCGTCCTGGTGCCAACGATGAGCCTTTTCCAGAAGACCTACAATTTCGCCTTCATGAGTTCCGTCATAATCAAAGGCATAGTTTATAAGATTCGCAATACCTCGGCAACCTCTTAGGGTTTGAGGCATCTTTCTCTTATGAACTTTCTCGTAGTTCTTCTTGAAGAGCTTGAATGCTTTTCTAATTTGCTGAGGAGAAGATCTTAATAGGCAATCTACATGAGGCCTATTTGTGTTTATAGCCAACCCATACCCAACAGCAGCAAGCTTCACTCTGTCATTTATTGGCTCTCGAAGATGTATCTTTCGCAAATTATGAACAAGCTCTACCTGAATGCCTCTTGGCATTTCATTGAGCGTCTTATTTAGAGCCTTATAAGTGTGGTTGCAATCAGAAAAAAGAATGCGCCAGTTTTCTGTTTCGCATCTATGATTAGAATACCTGAAAACATTGTTATTTGTAAAGATTATCTTGCCATAATCCTTAAGTTCCTCATCTTCAACAACTCTTGCTTCGTCCAAGCAAAAGTGTATTGCATTATACGTCAAGATATCTTTGATAAGACCCTTGTTCTCATAGAGCTTGTTGTTATAGAAAATCTTAGGAAACTGAGCCTTTGGGCCTCGAACGACCATGAACTTCTTAAAGATTCCATAGACTTCAGGTTCAAACTTTGGAGTTATCTCTTTCCACAAAGGATAGAGAACAAAGGTTAATCCTCTCTCATACTTAGACTCAATCCAAGCCTTAAGCTTCTTATTGACTACCTTGAATCGAGTCTTCTCAATTTTCTCTTTGTTCTTCTGCGTCCATATATAGAACATCTCGTCAACAAAGAGTTTCTTAAGAGCATAATAGTCCATGAAGCAACAAGAACGAACATGCTTTTCTCCGTCTTTGCGGTTGAAAGTAACCTGCAAAAAGAAGCGGTCGCTCATAACTATTTCTGCGTCGAGATAATCTTCTCGGAATATCTTAAACCCGTTTGGGAGCCTTTCAACCTTGTAAAAGGATTCCTTGATAAGAGAAGGATCGATGGTCTTCTTCTTGGGCATGATATTTCCTCTAAAGCCACCTGTCGGATTTGAACCGACAACCTGCGCTTTACAAAAGCGCTGCTCTACCAGTTGAGCTAAGGTGGCGAACTCTTACTTACTAGCGGGACGCTTATCAAGCCCCTTTTCCTTGAGCATGGCAGCAACGTCTTCAATATGAAGACAATCGCACATGCAAGCGCCAGTAACTACATTCTGAATTGGAGCGATTGAGCCATTGCAATAGTCATTGCCAGGAGTTGCTGAATGCAAAACTCCTACCGCCGATATATTGCCGGTGTGGTCAATTTGAACAATCTTATCCCCGTTCTTTGCTTCGCGACCATTTCTGTAATGCATATCTTTCCTTTCAGTTTATACTTTTGTACGAGAGGCCTTTGCCTGAATTTGCGCGCTTTCAAGCTCGTTTGCAAGCTTGCGAAGAGTTTCTGGAGTCAGAGGAGTTCCGCATAGATTAAATGTTGCGGAGTTGCAATAAGAATGCAACGTTAACTCCTGATTCATGAATACGCTATTATCGTTTTCATCTCCATTGTCAATGAAATCAGTCTTAAGAAGAAGGGCTTCGCCTCCTCTATTTGCTGGATCAAAACAGAAAACATGCTTATGTAAGTGCTTCTCAGCCATTTTGCTACCTCAAAATATCCAGAAGGAAACTGTGAAACCAATAACGCAGCCAACCGCAAAACCAATCCAGAATAGCTTTCTCTTTGTCATGACCTTTAATCGGCCAATCCAAGCAACTTCTTCTCTTGCTCACTCAGCTTGCTCAACGCTTTTTCTTTGGCCGCTTTCTTCGCAGCAGCCCGCTCTTTGGCGCTTTTCTTTTTACGAGCGTCAATTTCTTTTGCTTCTTTTATTTCTGCGCGAATATAAGCTTCAATCTCTTCGTCCTTCATAAAGAAGAACTTCTTTGGGAAGCCATTCTTATAGTCCCAAATACTGTTTTCTATAAGAGTTGGAGACCATTTAGCAGGCTGATAGTTATAAGAAACCTCGTCCTCATCGCTTTGAGGAAGATAGATTTCTCCCATGCCGCCTTCGGGAGCGTTTTGGAAGTACCAGTTATAGATAGAATCTTCTACATCAAACGCCTTATGAATAACAGTTAGAATCTCGCTAATTCTATTGTTTATGCGGTCTTCATAAGCGCCTGCTTCTCTTTTCAGAGTTTCCCAATTGGAAAAAACACTCCTGTCCAAAGGACCAGGAACGTCATTTACTTGAGGAACTATTATGCCAGTATGAAAGAACCTGTTCTTAATTACCTTATTGCCAGCGATAACTAAATCAGAAGTTGCTATCTGATCGCGAGATCCACTTACAACAGTAGAAAAAGAAAACTCCGATTGTCCTCGAATGAGGTCGGAGTCTTCAAGAAAAAGAACATTGCCTTTGCGCATAACTGAAATCTCCTACTTCTTTTTCGGAGATTCAGAGCCAAACTCAAACCATTACACCCAAATTTTATGGGCTACCGTAAACCACTTTAATGACCAACAAAGCTGCTTGCGCTTGAGCGTCAGCAGCAGAAAGAGAGCTACTAAGCGACTGTAGTTGTTGCAGCAAGAACTTTATTGGCAACCCTTCTGGAATAAGAACTTCAATTAAAGCCTTGTTTGTCATGTCGGGTTGAGCCGTTGTAACGGCTTTTGTCTCACCATTTACATAGAATGTAATTGCCATAATTCTCTCCTAAATATGCGATCAAAGCAGACGAAGGGACTTGAACCCTCGACCTGCAAATCTAAAAGCAACCAGAGAGGCTCGAACTCTCGGCATTCTCCTTGGCAAGGAGACATTCTACCACTGAATTATGGTTGCATATCACCACTTACAATCATCCAACATACAACATCCTTTAGATTGTCCATTTTTTGCTGCTTCGTACCTAATTGATATCACTGTTTTATCGGCAAACTTATCAGGAGTTAACCAAACAAAGCAATCTAAAGACTCAATATAAGCTATTACGATATCAACTTCATTTGAACTATAAGTCTTAGCCTTTCTTGATTCATGTCCTATTCTAGTCAATCTTACAACAGAACAGCCAGATACAGGATTAGATTTTTCAGAACCAACAAACTTTACTTGAACTCGATGAAACTTACCATTTTTTTCGAGTATTCTATCATATGCACAATCAAAAACAGGCTTTGACGACACATATCCAAGCTCTATTGCTCTTTGATCAACTTTCAAAGCCGCTAGTTCGCCTTTTAGTGTAGTTTCAGATATCATACTTTCTCCTTAGACCTTTACACACCCATTGTAAATGTCTTGAGAAAGTCCTTCTTTAGTTTAGAAAGAACGTGACGCTCTACCACTGAGCTACGTCTGCGAAATGCGGGTAAAGGGAATCGAACCCTTACATATTGCTTGGGAAGCAATCAGGCTGCCATTACATTATACCCGCTCTTAGAAGGATTTTCGACCAAATCAACCGTAACAATGAATTGCATGTTAACATAGGTTATGTTAGCGAGCAATTCTCTGTTATGAAGGAAGAAAAACATGGCATTCAAAGATAGATTTCCGAAACCAACGCTCATTTTCCTCGGTATTGCTTGTGAAATAACCGATTGGAAAACAATCTTCATTGATTTTCAGTCAAACAGGGTGTATTTTAATGCAATTTGCGAACTGACAGTTGGAGGCTACCCTGTTTTCTTACAAAACTGTCAATTCAGCGAAGAACTTGTTTGGCATTTGGACCCATACGATCCTTATGCTGCAATAACTGCTTCGGATTTCAGCCTATCCAGGCATGACCCTTCAACAATGCAGATTGCCTTCTCTGTTCCTTTAGACCAGATTGAAGTATTACTTGCTTTGCCTGGTTAAAACGGCTAGGGTCGGAGTCGAAAAGAAGGATTTATTTCCATTCTATTAGAATCTATTTATATGACTGTATCATGCTTTTGTAATAACTGTGGCTGTGAGTTCAAGAGACTATCCAAAAATCATAGCAGATTTAAGGGAAGGGGTAACATCCATTCATTTTGCTCTCGAACATGCAAGGCTGCATTTTACAGTAAATCTTCCAAGGTCATTTGCCGACAATGTTCTGCTTCCTTTATTCGAACCAACGCTGATCTAAAACGATCTAAACTCGACAAATTATTCTGTTCTAGATCATGCTCCGCTACGTTCAACAATACTAATAAAACTCATGGAACTCGTAGAAGTAAACTTGAGGCCTGGCTTGAAGAACAACTAACTAAAGCTTACCCATTAGAGATCCACTTCAACCGAAAAGATACCATCAATTCAGAACTTGATATTTACATACCAAGCCTAAAACTTGCTTTTGAACTGAACGGTATTTATCACTATGAACCCATTCATGGACCAGAGAAACTTGCCGCTATTCAAACCAACGATCATCGAAAATTCCAAGCATGTCTGGAAAAAGGCATCGAACTTTGCATTATTGATACTTCAGGTTTTAAGTATTTCAAAAATGACAAAGCTAAATGCTACTTCGACATCATCAGAAAAGTGATCGATTCAAAAAGCTAGGGTCGGGATCGAACCGACTTGCATCCAGATAACCTTACCACTTCGGCCCTATTAGGGCATGTTATCGAGCAAGGGTATTGCTCCTAGCCATGAATCGCGCCGTCCGGGATTCGAACCCAGCACCTCTCCTGTATGAAAGGATAACCTTTTGCCTATCGACCTATTCGGTATGTTACCGGAAAAGGCGTTATAAGCGTGCTACCATTACACTACAGCGCGAAAAAAGATTAGGGCCTCTTTCAAGGCCCCAATCACTTTGCTAATCAATTATTCTGTACCATTCTGAACTAAAAATATGAGGGTGAGAGAAGATAAACCCAGCATCGGTACAAGCTAGATTGTAAGTTAGCATAAAGCCAACCATCTTCGTCTTGATACACTCATAATAAAGCTTGTCAAGCTTTTCCTTATCAACAGATTCTGGAATCTTGCTCTTTTCAAGCTCGACCGGAACTTGAGCGTCAAGCGCCTGATAACGAGCCTTTACTTCCTCAACAGGGATTTCTCCATGTCGAACCTTACGCAGGAAATCTGCGTTCGGACGAGGGAAAGTAATCGTGCCAGTTTGCAGAAGCTCAATACACTCTTCAAGCAAACGAACCGCATGGTAAGCATTCTTAATGCTATACCCGAAAGAAGCGATATGCTCCTTACGTTGCGCTCCAAGCTTTCGCATTTGCTCGAAGTAATCAACAGCCTTCTTCCATTCTCCAAGAGCAAAGCCCTGCATAGGCTTGATAAGCTGCTTTGATACAAAGAGGTGCTTGTTGTCGATCATCATCTGACCGGCCTCAGTTACCTCAAGGATATGCTCTTTCGGAGCAAACAAGATTTCTGCCGTGTTAGGGCTGAATCTCTCAAGCAGGTTGAAGAACTTTGGAAAGCTCCAGATTACAGTATCCGGATCTTTGGTTTCATGCTGTTCCCATTGTTTACGACCAAGAAGATATTCAGCAGGCGGGATTACAAAGCCTCTGGTATCAATGTCGCTTGTTGGAGTGCTGCATCCGTACAGATGAGAACCAGTTCTAACGAGCAAGTCTGGCTTCTTGTAAAAATCTACTGTCATAACCTGGTCCTCCTTTCATTTTAAGTCAGGGTGACTGGATTCGAACCAGCGATCTTTTGCTCCCCGAGCAAACGCTTTGCCAAGCTAAGCTACACCCTGTTCTCTTCATAATGCAAAATACGATGACAATTTGCACATAAAACTCTACATTTTTCTATTTCTTGTAAAATGGTCTTCAACGAACAACCATTCCTAATCATATCAGCTATGTTCTCGTTTTTATTTTCTTCATGGTGGAAGTCAAGAACCCTAAAATCAGATATCTTGCATTGAGAACATCCACGCTCTTGCTTTATTATCTCAACTTCTTTCTTTATATTTTTGCGGTATTTTTGCTTAGTAGGCCAACGACAGCTATGACATTTTGAACGGTAGTATATTCTACCATCTTGTTTACTAACACCAACTTTGTCAAAACTGGTAAGTGGTTTTACTTGCCCGCATTGCTTGCATTGTTTTTTATTCATTACAGTCTCCTCGAATATCTCATTCGAGAAAACTGGGGAAAACTCCTCTTGGCCCCCAGCCAAGCGTTCTGACCAAGCTGAACTACACCCTGATTAGTGATATCTATGACCGAACATCTTATCATGTTCGTCTATTTTGTCAAGCACTTCTTTCATTGCTTTGAGCAATGATTTGTTCTTGACTTCAAGATTGCTCTTTTTGCCTCCATAACCATTATCCATCCAAATGGAAGCTGAAATAACCCATTCGCCAGAAACTTCTCGTCTAGAAGAAACTTCCCAAGACGAAGGTATTGACTCAAACCTGCGAGCTACTTCTATAAAGGTATTTATTGTCATTTGATACGCTCTTCGATACCGCAAGCAACAGCATAAAGCTGGTCAACCTCAGCCTCTAATGCTTTTATCTGATTAAGATAGCTTATGATAAGCTCAGGATCGCTGCTGTCGTCAAGCGTAGAAGAAAGCTCTATGGTCTCGTCTAGTTTTTGCAAGGTCTTTTCAAGATACTCCTTTTGGAGTCTCATAAGACTGCAACGGCGGGCCTTATTATCGTCGATTTGAGTTGCATTGCTCATGCAAGACTATCGACGTTTGCCCTTTTGGAATTTAGGCAATCACAACCGCTGTTATTCACTGCGAAGCTAATACCAGAGCTTCTCGAATCTTATTTTCCTGCTGCAATCCAACGAGCGTTGTAAGCAACTTACCCTTCTTGAAAATAGCAAGGGTCGGAATAGAGTTAACATTGCAGTTCTTTGCAAGCTCAACATTCTCTTCAATGTTGGCCTTTACAAAAGTAACGTTAGTCAACTCATTAGAGAGCTTTGTAAACGTTGGCAACATCATCTTACAGGGCATACACCAGTCTGCCCAAAAGTCAACGATCACAACGTCATGCTCTGCGGGGTCAAACTTGGAATTGATGATCTCTTTCATTTTGTTTCTCACTAATTTCTATCTAATCAGAGTGGCCGGATTTGAACCGACAGTCTTCTCGACCCAAACGAGACGGAATACCAAATTATCCTACACTCTGTTACCTTCTTTATCGAATAACTTCTTTAATTTCAATTCAAATCCACAACGATGATGCAATTGGTGACACCAAACACAAACGCTTCTAAGGTTTGACCAATCATTATCGTGATGATTGCCATTATCATGATGAATGTCTAACATTTTTACATTTTCAACAGGACCGCAATTCTGACATTCATTATTAGCTGCTTCAAATACTTTTTTTCTTCTAGACCTATTATCGTAAGGATTTCCTGACCAACGAGAAAATCTAGAAAGATAAGTGTTTTTACACTTATTATTACAAAAATGCAGCCCCGTCTTACTCTTTTTTAGTTGTGAAACTGTTTTTCTTATTTCATTTTTACAAAATGAACATTGTACATTTTTTGATTTTGAATCTTTTATATGAGCTTGCTTTTGACAGTTCCTATTACAATAGACAAACGAAAACCTCTTTAGGTAAGAGGGCTTTCTATATAAGGCTGTTTTGCAAAATTTGCAATGACAATTTGTTTTCATATACTTATTTACAATACAAGAAAACAAATTCCTTCTTGGATAAAACAAATTCGCGCTACCAAGCTGCGCTACACCCTGAAGAAACAAAGATAAATATGGGGTGCATTTAGGAGTTCAGATTTTTGGGAAGCCCTTTCGGGTTTACCTCTTTTATCTGAGTCATAAGAGGTTACTGAGACCCAAGCGTTAGTTAACCTAGAATGCTTCGACTTATCCTTGATATGCTACTATATTACCTCTATCGTCATAAACAACAATCTTCCCCATTTGATCCACGCCAACTCTTCTTTGTCCTTTGGGGGCTTTCTCAGAAATCTTTTCATACTTCTGAGTTTTCTCATTGAAGACTGTTTTTACTTGTTTGGCTTTCTTTGCCATAAGTGGAG